TCCAATTACCCCTTCAGGAGCGCAAGCTGTAATGGAGTGGACAAGATTGCACCATGAATCAGTAACTGGTAGAGATGGATATAGTGATTTCTATAAAAAAGATTTAACTATTAATGTATTAGGACCAGTAGGTGATGTAGTATCCGAATGGATCATAAAAGGTGCATTTATTAAAGATGCTTCATTTAGTGATATGAATTGGGATGATGATGGAACAGCAAATACTATCGACATGACAATTGGAATGGATTACTGTGTGTTAAATTTCTAAAAAAAATTACATATTTTAAAGAATAGCTTGGCTTTGGTCAAGCTTTTTTTTATATTATATATGTATACATGAAATCAAGTTATAACAAATAAAAGATATGAGCGAATTTAAATTACCTACTGAGCAAGTAGAACTACCTTCAAAAGGATTATTATATCCTGAAACCAACCCATTATCTTCTGGGACAGTTGAAATTAAATATATGACTGCTAAAGAAGAGGATATTTTAACTAATCAATCTTACATTAAAAAAGGAATTGTATTAGATAAATTACTTCAATCACTTATAATTGATAAAAAAATAAATTATAAAGACATAATTATAGGAGATAAAAATGCATTATTAATAGCATCCCGTATTTTAGGTTATGGGTCAATATATGAATTCGAATATGATAATGAAAGACAATCAGTTGATTTATCAACTTTAGATAATAAACCTTTTAGTGAAGATTTAGTAACAAAAGGAGTAAATTCATTTGATTATAAACTTCCAAAAACAGAAGTAAATATATCATTTAAAATTCTTAATGGAAAAGATGAATTAGATATAGACAGAGAATTATTAGGTTTAAAAAAGATTGATAAAGATGCAAGTCCTGAAATGTCAACTCGTTTAAAGTATATTATTACAGCTATTGAAGGTAATCCAGATAAAAAACCTATTAGGGAATTTGTAGATAATTTCCTCCTGGCTCAGGATTCAAGAGCACTAAGAAACTATATTAAATTAGTTCAACCCGATGTTGATCTAACTTTTTTTCCCGACGGAGATGATAATGATGCAACAATCCCCATTGGACTTAACTTTTTTTGGCCTGACGCTAGGTAATGCTTCTCAACATAGAATAAATATATTTAATATAATTCACGAAATTGTATTTAATGGTAAAGGTGGGTATGATTGGCATACTGTATATAATATGCCCATTTGGTTACGTAAATTTACCTTTAATAAACTTAAAACATTTTATGAGGAAAAAGATTCAGCACAGAAAAAAGCAGCTAAAGGAAATAATACTCAAATTGATTTAAATAACCCAACATCTCCAATACCTTCAAAGCAAATCCATCCTCCATCCTATGTTACAAAGAAGTCTAAAAAATAATCATTTCTAATATTTATAATAAAACAAATTTAGAATGGCTAAAGATCCAAGTTTAGACCCAAAGCAATATCAACAAATAGTTGCCCTCCTTAAACAAATAAGAAGAGGATATTCTGACTTAGGTAAATCAAATCCCTTTAATGCAAAAACTGCAAAAGAATTTGTTAAAGAAATGGGTAATGCTGATGATGCTATTATTGCTTTAGTTGATTCATTAGATGATGTTGATAAACAATTAGATGAAATTGGTAAAAATGCTAAATCTTATTATGAGACTTTTATAGGATTAAATGGTGCAATAAAAAAACAAAACGAATCTTTAAACGTTACCAAAAAAGCAACTCAGTCAATTCAAGGGATTGCTGAAAAATTAAAAAATGATCAAGAAGATCTTGAAAGATTAGACTCTAAAGCTTTAACTAAATTAAGACAAAAACTTAAAATACAGCAATCAAATCTTAGAATTGCTAATAAGGGAATACTTTTAGATAAAAATGGTATAAAATTAAGTGATGAACAACTAGCAAAACGTTTAGATGAGTTAGTTGCTACAAAAGAAATCACTACAGGTCATGCTGATATGATCATGGAGATGGGTAAAGGAGCTGTTCTCATGGACGACATGAATAAAAGGCTTGCTGAAAGGATTGAAAAAGAGGAAAAAATATCAGAACTAAATGAAGGCATAAATAAAACATTTGGACAGGCTGGAGGTATATTAAAGAAAGTAGGGTTAGATAAGTATGGAGGCATATTTGATAATATGTCTAAAAATGCAAATGAATTAACTGAAAATCTTTATGACCAACAAGAAGCAGGTAATGCATTTAATAAAGAATTAGCAGAGGCCCATGCTAATAAAGAAAGGTTAGATGAAACTGGAGTAGAGGTAATGGATGATGCAGCTATTCAAGCAGAAGTTCTTAATAAATCTTTAGTTGAAGGTGCTCAGAATTTTAAAAAAGAAATGTTACTTGCCCTTGATGTAATGATATTCAAGGGAATTAAAAACTCAATTAAAGAGTTTGGTGAAAGTAGAGAAGCTCTTTCTAAAACATTTGCATTAGGAAGAGATGAAGCTAATAGTTTAAGAGAAAACCTAATTGGTATGGCAAATACCAGTGGTGAGATGGCTTTTAATGTTGGTGATGCTCATAAGGCAATACAAGAATTTAATGCTGAAATAGGGGGTGCTGTTAAATTAACACAAGATGAATTAAAAACTTTTTCATTATTATCTAATGAATTTGGGTTAACTAATGAACAAGCAGCTGTTTTTCTTAAAACTTCAAAACTAAGAGGTGAAAATGCTGAAGAATTTACGGAACAGTTAAGGGGTCAAGTTGCAGTATTAGCAGCCCAAACAGGTTCTGCAGTTAATCAACAAGATGTTTTTGCTGAAATTGGTAATATTAGTGCAGCTAATAGACTTTCAATGGAAGGTCAAGGTAAATCATTAGCAAATGCTGCTTTCCAATCTCAAAAATTAGGCTTAAGCCAAGCTCAAATGGAAAGTACAGCTAATTCATTATTAGATTTTGAAAGCTCTATTGCAGCTGAAATGGAAGCTGAATTAATGACTGGTAAGCAATTAAATTTAGAAGATGCTAGAAGGGCAGCATTAATGAATGACCAGGAAGGATTAGCTAAAGCTATTGGACGAGAAATAGGAACAGCAGCTGAATTTGGTGCAATGAATGTTATGCAACAAAATGCATTAGCTAAAGCATTTGGAATGTCAAGAGACGAATTAGCAGAAACATTACAAACCCAAGAACTGTTAGGTGGTAAATTCAAAAGTATAGGAGATGCCCAGAAAAAATATGATGATTTAAGAAAAAAAGGACTATCAGATGAGGCAATAGCTAAAGAATTAGGAAGTGATCAATTAGCTAATCAACTTGCATCTGAATCATCTCAAAAAAGATTTGCGAATTCTATGGAAAAACTTAAGGATAAATTAATCCCAGTTATAGATATATTTGCAAAGTTTTTAGATAAGCTAATGGATGGTGTTGAAATGGTTGGTAATCTAGGTAATATGTTTGATAGTATTGGTAAATACATGGGTATTATTTCTGGAATTAGAATTTTTTCAAGAATAAAAGCCGGTTTTGGGGTATTAAAAAAGATGTTAGGATATTTAACTAAAATTGGAGGTGCTGCTGAAAAAGTTGCATCATCTTTAGGATTTGGATCAAAAGTTGCAGAAGGGACAGTAAAAGCCGGAGGTGATGTTGCAAAAGGAGTAGCAGGGTCTGCTGCAAGTGGAGGTACCAAAGCAACTGCCGCTGCGGGTGGAGGTATAATGAGTAGTTTGAAAGGTATGGTTGGTGGAGGAGCAAATAAAATTGGTGCTTTCTTTGAAAATTTAAATCCAGTTACAAAGCTTAAAGATGCATTAGGTGGTGTTTTAGGTAAAAAAGCTTTAGGAGGAACTCTTAAATCCTTAACAAAAAGAATTCCGGTAATAGGGAGTTTTATTGAAGGTATATTTGCTAATTCAGATATTAAAGGAATGATTGCTAGTGGAGAATCTACAGCAGATATTAATCAAGCTATTGGTGAAAGAGTATCTGAGGGAATTGGAAGTATTGTTGGTTCTGTTGGTGGTATGGCAGCCATTCAAGCATTAAATGTAGCACCAGGTTTAGGACTTGCTTTAACCCCAGTTGCAGGTATAGCTGGAGATTGGTTAGGTAGAAATCTTGGAGGATTTATAGCACGTCAAGTAGGAGCTGAAGGTTTAGGTAAGATTGTTAGAAGTACATTTTACGATGAAGAATCAAAAGCAGCCGGTATAGCAGAAGATTTTATTTCAAGACCAGGACAACCAATACAAAAATTTAGGGCCGATGATATTATAATGGGAGGTACTAATCTTACAGGTGGGGGTGATAATCAAGAAGTAGTAGCATTATTAAAGCAATTAATATCAGCAGTATCCTCTGGGGGAGATGTATATTTAGATGGAGCTAAAGTAGGAAAATCATTAGCTTTGGCAACTTCCAATATGGGCTAATATTTATAATAAAATTAACTTAAAACAATAAAATCATGGCAGAATCAATTTTAAAAATGTTTGATGGCAACGGTTCACCTTTAGCAGTACCAGTATCACCTGCAAATGGTGTTACTCCGGATGATGTTAGTATAGTGGGCATTTCACAACTACATAATCAATATTCAAATATTGGCGATCCTAACCTAACGGCACCAGCTTATAATAATATGGGTGCAGCGGCTATGGGATATTCAAACCCAAAACCATCGCAAGCAGGTCAGGCAGCAAACACATACCAAGGAGAAACAAATAGGTATATAAATAATGCTCCAGAAAACAGATCATTCTAAATAAAGCTAAATGCCTTT